AACAAGTCATGCCCCGGTTTCAATGGGACACGTCAGGATGTTGTTTTACGAACCACCCGTCACCTCCTTGCGAAGTGACCAATGATGAGGAATTGAAACCTCACTCCCCCCGACCCTTCTAAGCCCGAGGTGGGGGAATATTTACACAGACCGTAGTAAAACGGGAAAATCTCAATAAAGAGAGGTGTGTGTATGTAGAAGAGCCGTTAATATTCTACCCTAACAGTTGAAATGTTGGGTGGGAAGTTCGTGGCTGTATTTTTGGTGAAACCAGGATTCACTAACTGTTGTTGATCATTGATATAATAATCTCCAGTTACAGTTACCGTAGTGTCTGTACTATTTAAAGACAGAACAATAGGGGGGAATCCAGTATAAAATCCAAACTCAAAATCATCTCCAGCAGCACGATGCACTACAAAGTTTCCTGTATCAGGTGTAGCTGTAGCAGGATATGACATATAGGCAAGTCGTGGCGTGAAAAAGTTTTCAGCATAATGAGTTGGAATAAATGGTGTATAGGAATAGAAAGGAGCTTCAATTTCTAATGCACCATTAATGGGCGTCTTATTATATTGCTGGTTAGTATAACCATATTGCATAAACGAGAAGCCGTCCGTAGGAGGAGCGACAACATCGGGCTGGTAAGACGAGACCGCCAGATCTATGAGGTTATTAGTATCATAGTCGAATATTTTAGAGCTTGTCAAATTATTATTGGTGGATGAAGGAGAAATTTTTAATCTCATGGAGCCACGCATAAAGCGATAACATCCAGCCATTGTAGAGAGAAAACTCTGCAATGACCCACCATTGGAAATGGCATTGATAGCTGTAGTACCTGAGAGACCGTTATAAAACTGCATCTGCCAAGGTTTGATGGTATAGACATAATTATTGGGCACATCTTCAGCATAAAACCCCGTTGTAAGGGTAGGTGCTGACCATGGCTCAAAACGCCTAATCATCTGTCTCAGAGAGGTAATCCTCTCACCTATACAGACTTGTGCCGGTATAGTTTGTATATTTGTTGGACTCAAAAGAGTTCCCAAAGTGCGATTATTATCCATGGGAATATCTCTGTCAAGATTCAATTGTTCTTCGTCATTGGGTTCACCTCCTTGAGCTTCTATAAGGCTCGGTGGTGGCCCAGCTACAAGAGTAGTCGTGCTATACGGCCCAGTGACATTGGCATTTCTGAGGTTACCCCCAGAATCAAAGTATGGGAAATATTGGTTCGGGGCAGCTAATTCAAAGTCAGGAAGAGCACTAACTTCTACTAGGATATTCACCGACTGCTGAACAGTGGAGGGAGCGCGAAGAGGGTTCAACACGATCAATGCAAGTGAGCCTATAAACTGGGTCACACTTGAGTAAGGTCGTATGGAAACGTACGGTATCGTAAACTCATATTCAGTAGATGATCTTATGTCAATGATATCTCTGTGAAGATAATTACTATTCTCTGCTGTAAAAGTGCCGAGAGCAGCGGTCTCAGGTGCGGGCGCAAACGCGGCTATTAGACGACCAGAATGAAACTCGGTTTTGACAAACTTCAATTTGATTCTGAACCCGCCTCGCCAATATTGAAAATAGCGAGGTAACATACTAACTGCAGGACCTTCAAGCACTGATGGCGCACCGAAATTATTAACACAAAATCCTGGTGATATTGGGCCAACTGGGGTATTGAATAAAACAGTATCCTCCGGTTGACCTGTAGACCAGGTATATTGGTTGACAAATGCGGGTACCGACAACATGTGTTCAAAGCTCATTTCGTCAATATCGAAACCACCAAAGTGAGGAAGTTTCGCTACTTCATTATCAGCGAGCAGTCCCAACTTCTTACCCAAATCCTCTCCATTCACATTACCATAGTTATGTAAACCGGAAAGAGTTTGGAAAGAAGGCGGAACCTCCTGCGAAGGTTTAGAAAAGCCAAAAGCTTGTGCTGTACCGGCTAAAATACCGGTTGCCCAGGAAAGAGGCGTCATGAAGGGCTTAAGACTAGGAACAAGAGAAAGGGCTCCAGATGCCTTGGAAACGGCACTAAGAGTGTTAGAGATGGGGCCAGCTTGGGCTTCAATAGAAGATCCACCAAAACTGGCTGGAGTAAAAGGCATGGTGGGAAGTACTATGTCAACATTCTCATAATGTCCCCAAATTGTGTAATCAACACCACCTGATCCAGAAGGATCAAAAAGTGGAGAATAAATAACACAATCAAAACCAGCCCAATCATAATTATGAGGGCTAGTATCATTAAGTGGAAAATATGGGAAAGGAGAGTAATATGGAATGCGAAGAGTGACTTCGGTCTCAGTAGAGAGATCGAGCTCGACCCTAGGTAACTGTGTAATAGCAGTCAAAGAGGGAAAAGAAGTAAACCTGGTAAACTGTCCACTATAGTCACTCTGAGCCCAAGGAAAATAATACATAAGTAAACGTCCCTGCTGAAAACGATTGGCGTTAACTTGGAGACGGACTACAAAATCTGCTTTGAATCCATAAAAGCCCTGTAATTTGTCCGTGTAAATCGGAGGTAACACATCCGTAGGTACACGAGTAGTAAAAGGAAGTAAAGAAGAATTCTGGGCTTGCGTAGTTGCAAGATTGCCAGTCGCAATAATATAAGGACGAGAAAGAAAAGACTGAATAGAATGTTTTGTTTGTTCGTCCAACGAAGTCTCGACATAGAAGTCACGTTTGAAATTAGTCATCTCAACATGCTTCGTTGCCGCCTCTGAATGGATATTGGTAGTACCACCTTCAATTACATCTTGAGTCTCCTCAAGAGAACGAAAAGCGTTAGTCCCCTCACCAGTGAGGTTCTTAGAGGTGGTTGATGCTGCCATCGCATTTGAAACACCACTGGACCCAGAGGTTGAAACGACGGACGCATTTTCTGATTTTATATTGTTTGTAGTAAGTTTTGGAGCCTTTAATGATATGAGCACATAGGCCAATGTTACTCATATTGATGTGCAAGACCTGGAACGATTTAACGACACATCCTGGTAGTAGGTGTCTATTGTGCCCTCGGTCAGCGTCCTTAAATCTTGCACAGGACGTCTGCCTTTAAGGCAAACCATAAATGGCAATGTCGATCACAGGGCAAAGCCTGTGTCGACGACCTTGTCTAAGAGACGGTTCTGTTGAACAATCTCAGGGACAAAGCCTAACTTAGTCTGGGAAGCCTTTAATATCTTAGGCGCCCAATGATCAAACACCTCTGGAGGGTGCATTGACAATTCTTGTAGAGAAGTGACTACATTCTCACAAGTGAGCTCATGCTCATCCTTTCCTTTTCTGACCCAATACGGAATATCGAGTACAACATCTAAGTCCAGGGGAGCAACAATACGATCCAAATAATCTGATTTGCAGAACTTTCGCTTCAAGAAAGTGATGTCAAAAGGCGAGTAAAAGCTCGTTTCACCAATTGCATTCTTATTATCATCAGTATATGAAAGTCCAAGATCCTTCATGACTTTAGCACATGAAAGTGCATTAAACCATGGAGTTTGGGGCGACACATTTATAACATTGTCGTCTCCATATGCGACCATGGATACATAGTCGTCAAACCTTCCAGAAGACATATTCTCCGGCATCAAAACTATCCAACAGTACCTAAACACGATATTATTATAGATCGTGTTCACGATTGTTGTGAGTGGATGCCCAGAAGGCATACATCCAGGCCACGTATAAATGGTCTTTCCGTTGATGTGGATTGAGGAACATAGTTCTTCAAAAATGACTGTTCTAATCCACTGGTTTTCTTCAGAGTCTCCATAAAACTTATTGATCAACTTGCAAATTTGGCGCAAGATATATGCATGAAGACTACCGTCGAAATTGGAAAAGTCACCAGCGAATAATCCAAAACCATGGATGGTAAGCTTCTTAAACAGAAGTTCCCATTCATGATTATAGACATTCACACCAACGGCAGAACCATTATGAATCCTATTCTCCATGAACCATTTAGTAAAATCCAAGAAGAACATACGTGTAACAATGGTTAGGGCTAAGGGAGCACAAGAAATCATTCGTGTCTTCCCTTCAAGAACCTTCTTAATGGGTCTCCTCTCATCTTTCAAAAAGTCTGAGAAGATGTGAAGGCTCCTTTTACCCTGTTTGGCTCTCTCTATGATTGCTTCAACCTCTTTCTTAAGTTGTTTACAATGAGGAGAAGAGAAATCAAACTTACCATCTGAACCAAAGAAAGAATATTTACCTTTCTTTATGTCTGGATAGGCACTGGTATTGTAAGGATATCCCGCTGACGTATTCCGAGGAATAGCAGAAAGCCAGGGCTCACCGTCAATACCCTCACAAGCTTCTTCAAAAGTATATACTTTAGGTGGAGAAGTAGGTTTGCGAGAATGCTCCCACATGGAAGCATAATACGAATCTGCAGCTAATTGAGTATCGAATGGATTGACAACAGCTCTTTTTGAGCCATATTTGCCAAGTGCTTGTTCAAAAGGATCAGTCAGGATTCCCTTATCATTCTTGAAATATTTAAGGCAAGCAAGTGCAACTTTACAATCTCCATAGCTCTCAAAAAGCTTGGAACGAACAAAAGCACTCTGTGTTGGATTAGAAACACCATGATCAACATCCCAAAGCACGCCAAATTCTCCTGGGTAGGGGAAATTTGTGCGTGGTTGGAAACTGGTGACATCCACGGGCAAAGCAATCGACTGGGCTTGCTTGCCCATAGCTTCAAATACAGAAGTGAGCTTCTCATGGGTAACGAGAGCTCCATAACCTTCTATACCAGGGGTTCCAGCAACATGAATGCTGACTAATTTGCCAGGAGTATATTTATTCATGAGCATACAAAGTGCACCACAATGACCCCTTCTAGTAGGGACATTGTACTGCACAACTTTAACATCTTTAATTGCTTCATCTTCAACATTATAATTAATATTTTTGATTGTCAAAGCTTGAGCACTAAAAATGGTGCACATGTTCTTATGGAGAGCAACATAGGACACATCAGAGTTGGGAATATGCTTAACATCTTCCTCTTTGATGAAATACTTAGTTATGTCACTGTGAGCATTAAGAGCGGTCGAAAGATCAATTAAAATGAGATCTTGGTCTTTGAGCGCTCCTTTGGAAGCATCCTCACAGAAAACTTCTCCAGTGAATTTATACTCAGCATCACTAGGCGTTCTGCAGATGGTTACGAGGGGCTTCTTAAAGTCCGCCTTGTATTTGTCACAAAAGTTTTTAATTAGTGTGACATAGTGTTTTGGGATCAACCCAATAGTCCCCTTCACAAGAAGGAGTGTGCCAAGTCTAAGGCTTTGGCCAGGATCCCCGATGTACACCTGGTACATATTTTTCGATACGATAGAGCCAATGATTTCTTCACAATTAAAATCAATACCACCGTGAGCAGTGATACGACCAACCTCTTTATTATCTCGCTTTTTACCACGGATATCACGGTTGTAGTGGTTTGCCCAATCGTAGGACTGGATCTCGATGTTGCGAGCACCCACAATACGGAGATCATCATCAGAATGCGGCTTATCTTCAGTTTTCTTATCATCCCTATTAAACAGAGAATAGATACCAAAGCCCACAGCAGCAATAGCGCCAAAAATGGCGATACCCTTCGTAACCATTGCAAGCGTCGACGTTTCCTTAGAATTAAAATAACGAGCGGTACGCTTAGCACTAGCGGCCAAAGCATCTCGAAAGGACTGGGACATCCTAACAAGCTTCTCCTTGGAAAACGGTAATTTAGAAACCTGATCTTTATAGACAACCTCCTTGATAAAATCTCCAACTGCTTTAGATTGAATATCATCAATGAAGGCCTCTAAAACCTGTTCAAAATCCTTAGTGGGTATCTGGGGGAGTTCTTTGTAACACTCCTCTCCAAAAACCTTACCAAAAACAGTTACAAGCTGATCAAGAGTAATTCTTATGCCGTACTGGGTTTGGATGCTCACACAAATCATATTATATGGCATACCTGAATTAAAGAGTAAAAGTCTCTCTTTGAAGTCCTGGAACGGATTAGGTTCCTTCTCCTTCTTAGATTGTTCTGCTCTACGTTCAAGAATATGTCTCCAGTTCTTCCTCTGGTACGTTGAACCTTGGGCCTCAACTTGATCAGTCGGACCGTCAACAAAACAAGCGTTCCAGAGATTCTTCTCTTCTGTGTTAAACTCGAGAAGATCTGTATACGCATCTCGCCAGTCTTCCTTAATAGGAGGCAATTTGGGCTCATAACCGCCCTGTGCCTCGGCAAAATAACTATCTGGAACGCTTGTATCCGAAGAAATATCATCATACCAGTTTGTGTCTGAAGCCTTTGGATAATCATTAGAATTTAATTGGGCCATATACTTCTTAAAATAGGCAGTCTTAGACCGATATTCGGAAGCAACAGACTGCACAAACTCCAAAAAGTTCATGCTATGCTCGAATTTAGAACCAGTCTTATAAAATTCATAGACATCAAAATTGACTGCCTTATCTGAGTTCCAGCCTGGATCGGCACGAGCAAGAGCAGGGTCCAAAATTCGTTGATCATGGGGTGCATGGGGATTTTTGCAGAATCTAGCTGCAGGGACAATCCAATAATCAAAGTTCAAGCGCCTATCAAGAGCGCCTGGTTTGATAATCGAATTAGGCGTAAAACGACCAGCATTAGTGCTGGCTACAATGAGAGTGGATGTGAACATGGTGGAACCCTTCTTACTAAGATCCGCCATGTGGAGCGGGAAGGGAAAAATGTTACCACACCTAATGAGTCCCATATATTCATTGTCTGGCTGACCAGGTACATCAACAGATTGGCCAAAGTCGTCAAACAATGTACACATTTGACCTCTATAATCATCCCAATACTGCTGTTCAGAAAGTCTGGGATACACAAAATCATTATAATGATCTTGGAATTTAGCCCTGTTCTCATCATCAAGGATCTCATTTAAGATAGCCTTAACTAAAAATGGGGTGACAGTAGACTTACCAGAGCCCGTTTCACCACGCAACATCACGATAACAGGTTCCTGTCTAGGGCCTGCACCATGTATATTAGCCTGGTCAAAAGGTGCTTTGATAGTCTTAAGAGCATTAGTATATGAGGTGAGCATATATTTATAACCATTGTCCTTATCATTGCCTCTGACTTTGTCAGAGAATTGTACACCTTGGAGGTATAATCGCTGAACCATGGAGTAGTTGACGGCATCAATCGTCAATTTACCTTCTTGGAAGCTAATGATAGTGGCGTCAACCTCCTCACGCCACTTATTAATCTCAGGAGCAAACTCCATGAGATAGATTGAGGTCTTATATCCAAAACAATTAATTCTAACAAAATTGATGGCCTTTTCCAGAATCATCGTAATATCTTGGACCCAATCTTTAATACCGCCGCTTACATTTCTGTATGTGAGCATCTGTTTCAAGAAAACTCCAATAAGACCTCCACTAATAGCGGAACCAGTACAAACTTTTGCAATATATGCAAGTAGTAGTGTAGTAGCAATTTCGGTCAACGACTGTAAACCAGCCTGAGCCTCAATAGCCTCATTAGAGGTGACGCTATGAAGTAATGCTCTAAGACGAGCAAGATGGGGAGAAATGACCTCCAAAAGATCAGCTGCAAACCAAAGGCCTAAAGCTGAAATCAAAATCATGGCAACAGTGCCATAACGGGCATCCCTCTGTTCTACTGACTTATAAGTCAATAGAGTAATTATGAAAATAAAAGGCAAAGACTTGAACAGGTTCGTTAAAGTACCTGACAACACTCCAAGATCTTTACCAAGTAAAGTCATACGACCTTCCATATTGACAGCTGCATTCTTAACAGCTTCAACAGCTTCAGCAACTTCGGGAGTTGCAAAATCTATTTTATGAGTGATAGTATCGGGGAATAGCATTCCACTAAGATATCCAGCTTGTGCTTCAATCTCCCTAACACCATCCTCTAATATTTCATTAATTTTATCATGTTTTTGGTTCCTAGACAAATTGCGAGCAATCTGTTTAAGGGCTTTATTCTTTTTAGGATTGGAATGGATATGGGAAGTCACTAGACGATTGAATCGCTCGATAAACGACATCTCCATACCATTTAATGAGTGTTTGAAGCACCCGGGTCTTAAAATCTGGTTCATCGAAGCCATTGTATTCATCATAGTCTTCAACTGTTTCAATTTCGAACTCCGACAAGACTTCTTTGAAGTCTGAAGGCCAGAACTCAATTTCGCTAGTTCGAAGTCCATGTCGCAAAATAGACGATGTAATTTCAAATCTTGATCTGTATAACTGTCCATACGATAAGTAGTGGACATTGTTTTCCCGCGCCGCGTCCGAGCAAACTGAGGAGTAATAAACGTGTGGCCAGAGGTCTTTGGGCTCTGAACATGTTCGCGTAACCCTACTATATCCTGCTGGGACGTAGAAGGGCCAGGGATGGTCTTGGAAAAACTGACGCACTCCAAGTTGGCGGGGATCGACAATAAAGAGATTTTGTCTTCCAAAGGACTGCCCGAAACTGGCAATGATGTCTTCTGAGAGGTAGACATATTTAGGTCCTCGATATTCTCGTGGATCACTGATAATTTCGAAAAATTCTTTGATAAGCTTGGCATACTCCTTCCAATCGGTGATGGTGGCCTTACTGTCCCACGCACTGCACAATGAGACGAAAGCCCACAACTGGGTGGTGTACGGTGTAAATGTGAGTCTGATGGTAGCTGGACCATAAAAATCGGGGACTCTATATAGACTTTGTTTAAATTCGTGCCAATTAAAG